GATAGAGCCTGCATCGGTCCTGCCGAGGCGTAGAGATAGATCGGCTGTACGGCGATGCCCTGGCCGGCGCGCGCGGGTGATAGCGCGAGGGCGAGCGTGACGGCGGCGAGGATGGCTTTGCGTCGGTTCATCGGCTACGTCCTATGCTTGATCGTCTCGACGAACGCGCCTTGAAGCGCCGTGTTCATCGGCGCGGACCACGATAGCTCAAACACCCGATCGCGCGCCATGCCGAGCTTGTTCCATTTCACGCTCGTCAGATATTGCCCTTCCGACCCGAGCGATTGTTCGATGGCATTCCCGAACGTCGCGCCCCGATCGTCGGACCAGCGCAGGCTGATCATCGGCGGCGCACTCGTCACGCTGCCGGCGAGCGTCCCGACCTGGATATCGGCGATGAAGCTGCAATAGGTCACGCGCGAGCCGTCCTCTATTTCGTGCGGGAAGGTGCGGATGCGCGAAATCGGGTTGCCGTTGTCCGTATAGGCGGTCGAGCTCAGCGCGTAGAGATTGCCGTTCTGCCAGTCGCCGACGATGTTTTGTCCGTAGGCGAAGCAGGCGCAATTCGCGCGGTGGCGGTTGAGGTTGCCGTTTGCGTCCGTATATGCCCATTCGCACCATTGCCGCGTCTGGATATCAAACAGCCAAGTGGCGTTTGCAGTGGGAAAAGTGATGGCGTAGAAAATATGGCCGTCGATCTGAAAGGTGAAGCCGATCGCGTCGGAAAGCCTCGCGTAGCCCTGAAATATCGCCTCGATCGCGTGCGTGGAGATCCTGATCGCGTTGTAGCCCTGGATCATCAGGACGATCGCCTGCCCCTGCCGATCTTGGCTCAGCCAGAACGCCGAGCGGTCATTCGCCGCGACGGAAAACGGGGCGACGCAGCCATGTTCGATAAAGACGCCCGGCAACGGCTGAAAGGTGAAGTCTGCGGCCCCCGAATTGATCCACGCCTCAGTCGTGAGCAGCCCGATCGGCCACAAGGTATTGTAGACCACGATGACGCGCGCGATCGCGTCCGCCGAGCCCGACTTGGCCGCGATGTCGAGCGGATCGAACGCGGGGGCCATAGGCGAGGTCACAGTCCATGTGAACCCCGTCACGCCGCCGATAGTGGCCGACACGGCTGAGAGCACGTCATTGAGCGCATAGCCCTCGCCGCCAGTGTCGATCGTGACCCCAGTTACGACGCCGCCTTGAACCGTGATATCGGCTGTCGCCCCGGTTCCGTGGCCTCCCGTGAGCGCAACGCCGAAATATGTATTGTCCGTGCCGCCCGTGCCGGCGTTGGAAATATTGCCTTGGCCGATGCTGGTCTGCGTCAGTAGCGCGAAACTGACTTCGGACAGGCTGATGTAGAGGTCGAACGTTCCCGGCTTGTTGAAGATGAAAAACGTCGTGTTGTAGTCGACGAAATTGGAGCCAAGAAAATTCGGATCGGAGATCGTCCCCCAGGTCCGCGGGATTGGAAGGCCGCTGATCGATGGCGGCGTGATGTCGATGCAATAGCCGAGCGTGGTTCCATCGACGATCACAACGACGATTCCGTTGTCCGCAAACGAAACCGGCGTCGAGTTGAACGGAATCGAGCCGAGTAGGTGAAAGGCGAAATTCGGATCGACGTAATAGACTTGCGTTCCGACAACCGCATATAGATCGCCATTGGTAGCGCGATAGGTCGCGCGGTACTCGCCGACGTTGGGCGCGGTCGCGAGGAGATTGAGGCCCGGCGTCTGGAATGTCGTGACCGGAACCGGAGCTTGGCCTTCTTCCGGGTTTATTTCGGGATACAGGTTTATACACCTTTGCGCCGACGATATTACTGACCTAGACTGGTAAGCTCCCCCCAGCAATGGTATTCGCGTGACTTGTCCCATCAGAGGGATTCTTCACGAACATTCGTTCGGGAGGCCATTTCCGCACATACCTCATCTTCATTGCGCAAAAGCTGATGCCGACATGCGCCGCCGCCTCGCTGAGCGTGATGCGTCCCCACGGGCTTTCGACGTAATAGCACGACCGCCGATTTCGTGATTGGGCCGTTCTAGTTGCCCAAATGCAGTTATCTGACGAATACGGGCCGTCATTGTCCTCGCGCTCGATCGTCATGCCGTCTTGATATGTCGAGGCCATATCGTCGTAGAAATTCTCAAATGTTTGCCAGCGCTCGCAAACAACAATTCCGCGTCCGCCATAATTTTTGAACGGCTTGCCATTGGGATTACGACAGCGGCTGAGCATTCCCTTCCATACACTAAACAGCGGAGTTCCCGTCATGCCGTGCGTAGTCAGACGCGCGACTGTCTCTTCCCTGTGCCAACAACCGCACGACCTTGCGTCGTTGGCCAGATAGCTGGCGGAATACAGCTTTTCCGTTCCACATTCGCATCGGCATAGCCACCGACGACGCCCAGAAAGGGAGCCGTTTGCTGACAAAACTATCAGCCTGCCAAACGACTTTCCGGTTAAGTCCAATGCTCTCATATCCTGATATCCCTAGGCTCATCGCGTCAGCCTAACGGTATCAGAAACATTCTTATCAATCAACCATTTCGTATGAAATAGAGAGCAAACAAACAGTCCGCGCCGACGCGATTATCGCGCGCGACTGATAGGCGCCGCCGAGGAGCGGGACGCGGGTGACGACGCCCAAAGTGATCAGGCCGGCTTATGCTTGCGGTTGGCCAGCCATAGTTCGGCTTCTTCCAACTTCGTCACGGCCAGCGAATAATTGCGATGGCGACCGAGCGCGTCGATTTCGGCGACTATGCGATGAATCGCGATCCTAAGATCGTCAATTTTGTCGTCATGCTGGATGGATAGTCCATTGTTGAACGCCATTGGCGTTGCGGTTTGATCGTTTCCCATCGTATTATATTCCATCTATTACTTCGGCGAGGGCGGGGTTGCCGGGGGCGCGTCGGCGGTCGGCTTCTTGGCGTCGCTGAGTTGCTTCGTCAGGTCATCGATCTGCTTTCTCTGCTGCTGCGCCAGTAGCGAGAGGGCCTGAATGTCTTCGAAGACGTGCTTGTGCAAGATCGAGAACGCCTCGAAATCTTGGCCGAGGTTGGTTGCTGGGTCGGGCGGCGCGGATTGCGCGAAGGCTCCGGTAGCGGTGGCGTACAGCAAGCCGCACCACAGCGACAGGGCGAGGATCGCTCGTTTCATTTAAGACGTGACTCCCTTGATAACCGTGAACTCGATCACGATCGCCTCAGAAAGGCTCCCGGCCGAATTGTTTCGGACGGTGATCGTTGCGGACCCAGTCGCCGCGCCGGCGTTCAACCCATAGGAGCCGACCGTGCCACCGCTAATGTGGTTGAGAATGAGCGTGTCGGTCGCAGCGATCGAGGTATCGGTGAGGGTGAAGCTGACGATTGCACCGGCCGCGAGCGCCGCGTTGTTCATCGTGATTGCGCCAGTGACCTTGTTGAGCGTGACGCCGGTCGACTTGCTCGTCGCCTGAGTGACGGTCCCGCCCGCACCTGTCGCATATCCGACACCACCTGATGGATTGTTGGAGAGCGCCTCGGCGAATGTAGCTATGCCAGCCCCATTGATGGCAAACCCGTTGCCTTGAATAGCATTTGTGGAATACGTGCCGAATAATTCAATGCCGACGCTGTGGGAACCTTGATCAAAATATGAAGTTGTCGAGCTTGTCCCATCGTAGACCGTGTAATCCTTGAGAAGGGTCGAGCCGAAGAAATATAGACCAGCATGGAATGCGAATGTCGTCGGCGACTGAGTGCCGACCTGTATTGCCGCGGAGGCTGGGAATGTATTGCTCCCCCCTGCAATAGCTTGACAATTGGCCATGATACCAAGATATCCAGTTTGGTTAGGTAGTGGGTAATCAACATTGAAGTTGGTGCAGTCTGTCTCTAGTGAGTATCCGCCCGATGATGATCCAACTCCGCTATTTATAGTCAGGACACTATTGAGCGCATGGCCGAACGCGCTCCCTGGGTTAACAATCATCTCGGTTCCTAGCGCGATTTTATACTCTCCGGATACGCCAGAGCCAACGCTAGATGTCATTCTGATGATCGCCGCTGCTTCATTGAGCGCCGCGCTTGCGGCCGTCACATTCGAGTTTAGCGTCACCAGATTTGACGCCCCGGACCAAGATTGAGTGATGCCGGGAGTACCAGAGATATTCTGCGCCTGGACGAACGTATTTAGGTCCGACTGCGTCGCCATGCTCGCGGCGAGGTTGTTCAGCTGCGTGTTCATTACCTGGCCGGTAATCGCGCCGACGCCGTTCGTCTTGATTGTGGCGTTGATGAACGATTCGAGTTGCGCCCGCGTCATCGCGGATTGCGCGAGGGCCGGCGTGGCGAAGGCGATAAGCGCGACGGCAAGGATCGTGCGGTTCATTTTGTATCCTCAACAAGCCGCCGTTTGCGCTGTCACTTGATTGTTTAGAACGATGGGATATATCTGGTGTTTCCGGAACTATCTTTGATCGTGAACCATTCCTGCACAGTCGTGTGAGACCCCGTCGGGCCGACGGAACTCAGCGCCGTCGCCACGCTCCCATTTGCCGTGAATTGAGATGCGCCGACCACCAGCGATGACCCTGCCAATGTCAGCGTACCTGTGCAATTTATAGGTTGGATCGTAACATTAGCCGTGGCTAGGAATGCTCCTAAGCCGCAGGTTTCTTCGCTGTCCGTAAGGGCGAAAGCGTCCCCGGTGAGTTGGATGGACCCGGTGTATATAGTTGACGATCCATTTGAAGCATGAAAATTTAGCGGCTGGCTTGCATTGTTAGCGCCCGTGCGTAGCAGAGCGCCCAACAGCACCCCAACCGTCGCGCCCCCATCCGTAGTAGAAAAGCAACTTGACCATCGGATCGATGTTGCTTGATTACTATCACAGCCAAATCCCAAAGCGCCCAGGCTGCTGAGCGTTCCATTGCCTTGAAGCTCTGCTGAGAACGCGACTCCAGTGCTCCCAGCCCCAGAGATACTGATGTCATTTTCCAGCCCGATGCCTGTCGCCGTTACTCCATTGTCGTTCCAAGCGAAGTTTCCCCCGAATGTTTGTGAGTTAATGGCTTGAGCAACGGCGAAAGAAAAGAAACCAACCGCATTTCCTTGATTCGGGGCGGTTCCCGCAGCCTGATTATTTTGGATGTAGACCCCGTAACCATCGGCGTTCTCGACAGTCGTTCCCGGATTAAGCACGACAGTTGCACGGTTGACATCGAAAAAGTGGTATGTCGATGCTATGACACTATGATATATGGTAGCCGCCGTCGTAGCCGTGGTCTGGGATAGAAACTGCGAGCCGTCAGCCGTGAAAACTCCGCCGGTAGTGAGGATTTGCGTGACAGCACCAGTCAATGCCCCACCAGAGAGAGGTAGGTCAAGCGAAGCGCCGCCAGTCAATGAGCCGGTGAACGTCGTCGCCGAGACACTAGTGAGCCCGGCAAGCGTCGTTGCCGTCGCCCCTAGCGATACGTTGGTGGAGCCGAGAATTACAGAGGAATTCAGCAAGCCAGCATTCGGCAGACCCGTCGCGTTTGTCAGCGATAGCGCAGTCGGCGTCCCCAGGTTCGCTCCCGTGATCGTCGGCGACGCCGAGAGCACCATGCTTCCCGTGCCGGTGACGGAGTTGGCCAGCGTCACGCCGCCGTAAGTCAGCACGCCCAGCATCGTCAGCGGCTGACTCAGCGTATTGGGGTCCAGCCCCGTCGCCATGCTGGCGGCGAGATTTTGCAGCTGCCCATTTAGAATCGGGCCAGTAATCGCTCCTGTCCCATTCGCCTTGATGGTCGAATTGATGCCCGCCTCGAGCTGCGCGCGCGTTTGTGCGGTCTGCGAGAGGGCCGGCGTGGCGAAGGCGAAAGCGGAAATCGCTCCGACCAGCCGAACCAAATTCACTTTGGCGTCCCCACGCCGATCTGATACGCGGTCCCATAGGCCGTTTCGCCCGCCGGATAGTCATCGACAGCGATCGTGACGCCGAGCGCGGCCGATAGGGCGGCGGCGATGCGCTTGCCTTCTGGCGTCGCGGGCGCTAGCCAAATCCCCGAATAGCTGTTCATGGCTGGCTCGACCGTCGCCTTGTGGCCGTCGGCGCGGATGACGTTGGCGATCTCTTCCGGAAGCGCGCCGGAGCCGGGGAGCGCATAGACGGTCCAGTCGTGGCGGCCGAACATCTCAGCCGTCAGAGTGGCTCTAGGATGCCAAGCGAGCGGCGCTGACGGCAGGCGCGCCAATTGGACGCCGCCGTAGCCGAGTCCCGCCGCAAGCGCCCCTGCGAGCGCGTAGTGGGCGATGTCGTGGCGATCCATGCTCAGTACGCCCTATCGCTGAATATGTTGTAGCGCGATCCGTTCGAAGTCAGCCCGACCGGCAAGTCCAGCAACGGCACTTGCGTATTCGCCGAGCGTATCGTCGCGAGGGCCGCCTGCGCCAGCCCGAGCACTTCTTTCGACGCGTCAATCTGGTACTTAGCGGCAAACCTAATCGCGAGGTTATACTCGAAAGCTTCCTCGTATTCCGGCGGCGTCGCAAGGACCGTCGAGAGGTTCGCCAGCGTCGCGAGCACGTCCTTGACGAGGATGTGGAGTTCGAACATGCCAGCCAAGGGAATCGGGTTGACGTACAAAAACCCGCTCGGAACCGCCGCGCCGCCAGCCGGCGGGACCATCATCGTGCTTGCCGGATCGTAGAACAAGAACGCCGGCCACGAACTCATGTTTTTCAGCGCAATGCGGTTCCAATCCTCGCGCGATTGCAGCAGCATGAGGGGATAATCGACCGCATATCCGGGAGGTTGCGAAATCAGCGTGGGGGCGCCCCCGCCGAAGTCCGTACCGAAATCCTGGTTGAAGTCGGACAGGCCTCCAGTGAACGGAAAGTTGGAATTCGAGGCGCCCGGCGCGCCGCTGAAGTATTGCCGGAAGTAGCAGCCGTCCTCGAGCTTGTCGGGACGCGGGATGTTGAAGTTCTGCCCGAGTCCGACCGAATAGACGTTCAGCCCCGTGGTCGGGCAGGCGACGTCGACGGTATGGAAGACGAGCCAGCGCCGCCGGTTGAACTGGCCGATCATGGCGTTGAGGCGCGACAGGCCGAAATTGACGTCCGCAGCCAGCGGGGTCTGGCCGACGCCGATCACGCCCACGTCCTCGAGGGCGCGGAGGATTATGTCGCGGGCGGTAGTTGATGTGATGACAGCCATCAGGGAGACCTGAGAGCGTCGATCTTGTCCGCGAGTACGCGGAGCGCACGGGAAACGTCATCTCGCGACGCCAAAGTCACAGCGCCAGACTCGATCCCCTTGGGCAACGGCCAGCAATCCACTTTTTCCGATCTGAAATCGGCAACGTATTGCTCGCCTCCGACGAGATCGGTTGTTATACCAAGCCGTGTCCAGCGCTGATCTGTGCCGGGCCTGAATGTCGTGATCATGCGGAAAAATAGGTTTACTTCCCTAGCCATCGGATTACGCCAGCGCCACCGGGCCGAACCACGCGCCCGCTGCAGTCGTCCAGAAAATCGCCGTCTTGCCGTTGGCGACAGCAACGCCGGTCGCTCCCGCCGTGCCATTGATCGTGTCGAGCACGCCGGTCGCGAGGCTTGAAACCGTGTTGGCGAAAACCTGGGTCGACGCAACGCCTTGGTTCACGATGACGACCGAACCGCCCGACGAGGTTCCTGACGGCGGCAACATGACGCTGTCGGCGGCGGTGGCGACGACCGTCAGTCTGTTGACGCCGAGGGCGAGCGTCGGCGCGCCTGCGGCCCCGCCGCCCGCGAGTGCCGTGATGGCGTCCTGATAGTTCAGAAGGCCGTTGGAGATCGCTGCATTGAGGGCGCTGCCGGAGTGCATGGCCGGAGCGAGGGTCTTGAATGGTTGCGGTTGAACGATGCCTGCCATGGTGTTTATCCCTCAGGTTCGGAGATGTTTTCGATTCTTGGTTCGCGGCGGCGCGCTGCGATGTCGCGCAGACGGGCGGCTTCAATGCTGGGCTTGGACGCGAAATCGGATGCGGCTGGCCCCTCGGGCTGGGGCTCGGAAATCTTCGGCGCGGCTTCGAGCTTGCGCGCTCTCCTAGCGTCAGCCTTGCGCCGATGCCATTCCATGAGCCGGGGGGCGTAGGAGTCGTCGCTTTCGCCCTCGAACCGCTCGGGCCTCGGCGGATGAGCCATCAGGCGTTAGGCGCTGCGCCTACGACGCCACGCCTATCCGCCTGCCATTTGTCCAGCCGCGCGGCGTAATCCTCGTCGCTCTCCCCTTCAGCCAGGCGCTCGGGCCGCGGCCCAAGGCTCAGCAGGGTCGGATTCGCGGCCGTGCGCGCCTGCGCCTCGTCGAACGCCACATGGCGCTCGCCAACCTCAGCGGCAGCTTTCTTTTGCGATTCGTCTGCGGCCTTGTCCGCGTCCGTCGGCGGTCCGATCTGCTTCTCATGCTCTGCGTCGAGCAGGATATGCTCAACTCCACCGCGGCGCACGTACTTCGGATACTCACGGGGCGGCCGACGCTCGAAACCCTCGATCGCCTCGACGTACTTCATCGCGCGATGCGAGGCGCGCGGGCCGGAGAACGTCGCGGACTCGACCGTCCCGTCGGGCGCTGTGGCTTCGACGAGCAGCGAGCCGCGGACGTGCGGGTCTTCCTTGATGTCGACGAGATAGACGGGGGCTTTTACGGCGGGCTTTGCAAGATGCGCGGTGTCGGGCGCGACGTTCTTAGTCGCCATAGTGCGCTGCCGCTCGGCCTCGGCTTTGTCCGCCATCCCATGTTGGAATTTGGCGGCTTCCGCCCTGCGCGCCGTGTCTTCTTGTGCGCGGCGTTCGAGGTCGGCCTTTTCCTTGGCGCGCGCGGCATCCCAGTCGCGTCGGCGCTTGTCTTCGTCCATATTATCGTTTTCGTCGGCCATGGCTTTCAGGCTCCCTTCGAGCGCGCGAGGCGCGGGGTTGTTTGGTCACGCCTTTCGGGCGCGCTGAGCAGGTTTTCGACCTCGGGCTCGGCGTCCGAGGGCTTTGTCAGCAGTTCCAACTCATGCTCCGCGGTCAGGGCAAGCACATCCCTTCCGTCGACCTTGACCCACTTCGGGAACTCGATCGGCTCGCGGATGGCGTGGGCTTGCTGGCCGCGATGGAGGGCTGTCGCGAGGTTCATGGGTAGGGGTCCTATTTTTCGTGCCAACGCATGTTGAATGAGACGCCGTCGAAAAGCCGATCCGCTGGCCATTTCGATGATAAGCGAGTGCAAATAGTCGCTCTATTGAGGCCAGAGGCTTCTGCGGCTTGCGTGATGTTCATTCGGCCAAGAGGGGTGTCAATGATCCGGTTTGAGCTACGATTGTTGGCTTGCTCCTTGGCCGTCGCCCAACGCACGTTTCCGGGCTCGTAGTTCCCATTTCCGTCCGGATAGCGATCCAGCGTAGCCCCTTTGACCCACGTCGGGCCCATGTCTTCCCAGAACGCTTCGAATATGACCCAGAGCTCGCATACTTTAATCCCGCGAGCGCCGTACATCTCATATGCGAAGTCTTTTGGATTTTCACACCTAGTCTTGGCGTGAAGCCAATTGCGGTAGGCTGGATGGCAGGACATGCCGTGCGTCGTGGCTTCTGCCTTGCGCATCTCCAGCGCTAAACAACCACAACTTTGTGACATACCCCGCTTCAAGTCGCCGCCGAACACGCTCTTTTCAGCGCCGCAATCCAATATTTGACTGGTCCGGGTCGGTCGGTCAGTCCCTTGACGCTCCAACGAACGAACTTTTTACCCGTAAGGTCTACGATCTTTGTCACTAGCGATGCTCCTGTTTAGAGAAGCAACGCTAGTTGATTGGACAGTCTTATGTCAACTCATATTGTCATAAGACGTCCGGAACGATCGTTGCCCATTCACCCCTTGGAACAACCGCCCCGTAGATGACATCCAGGCGGCTGATCAAAACATCGGTCCCGATCTGGAATTGGGTCAGCGCGCGGACCGATACGCCGTCGTAATTCGCGCGGGACGCCTCTTGGAGGTTCTGCGGAATGAGCAAATCGGCAAACGCCGCCGTCATGAACTCCGGCGCGAACGCGATATTCTTGCGATACGTGATCCCCGGCAGCGTCATCAGCGAAATCGCCGCGCCGTTGGCCGGGCAGACCGTGTTAACCGTGGTCGGCGTGACGGTCTGATACTGCACGGGAACGCCGACGCCGTTGACGATCTGCGGCGCGACGATGCCGGGATAGATCGGAATCGAGGTCGCCCCGGTCGCCACGTTGGCCGTCACCACGAACTGCCGCAGCGATCCGGTCGAGAGGTTCGTCACGCGGTTGACCGCGTTCACACCCGCGATCGTGATGATGTCTCCGGCATTGAGCGTGCCGGTGATCGCGTTCGTGAGCAGCGTCGTGCCGCCTGGCGCGCCCCCCTGGCCTGCGCCGTTGAGCGTGCCGGCGGTGAAGCTGCCCACGGTATGCTTCAGGATCGTCTGATCCTTGGCCCAATCGAACCCCAGCGCGTTCTTCATCGAGCCGGAACGGTATTGCTGGCTGATTTCCTGCGATGGATTGAGCAGTCCGACCAGAGAGCCGGCGATGCGCGCGTCGGAGGTCGGATCGTTGATGGCTTTCCTGCGCAACTCCGGCGAGGAATTGTCGTCGAGGAGGGCGCCGGCGAGCAGCCATGTGAACTGCGTGGGGGACAGGAGCGCGCTGCCCTGGCCGTTCGAGAAATTCGCGGCCATGTTGCAGATGCCGCCGCCGCCGCCGAGCGGAGAAGCGCCGCCGGAGCCGAACGAGCCGGTATCCTGCACCGCGCCGTAGATGGTGGTGTAGCCGGCCTCGGTGATGCTCATCAGGTCGGCCGCGATGCCGCCCGCGAGCTTGTTCATCTTCGGGAGCATCACGCGCTCGGCGTAATCCTCGAGTTTCAGCGTGCGCTCGGCGGTCGAGAAGCCGGTGTCGACGCCGATCTGCGTCTGCAGCGGTAAAGTCGTGTACTGCTCGGTCGTGTTCTGCACGCTTGCCGCCGCGCCGACGCGCAGGGTGTAATCGTTGGGGAGACGGATTCTGACCGTGTCGCCGATCTTCGCGCCGTCGATCGCGAACATGTCGGAATATTGGGTGTTGATGGACTTGAGAAAGCGATTGGTATTCTTGAAAATACGAACCGCCATGCGCGTCACCATGTTGATGGTGATCAAGCTGTTATTGAAACCGGAGGCCATTGCGGCGCGTCCTTCATTGATCTCGGGATGACGTGCGGCCCTTTCGAAGCCGCGGTTTGTGCTGAAAGCCCGAGATCAGCGGTTTGTCGGACGTGCCCGTTTGACGCAGCGGTGGCGGTCGGTTGCTCCGGACCGACGATTTATGGAGCGAGCGACCCGAGATTAGAGCGCCGGGAGGAAAGCGCTTTTTGTCGGCCGCTGGAGTCCGACGATTTGCCAGCGCTACTTTCCGAGAGTATGCGTCTTTATAGCACAGATGCGCGTTTCTTCCTCACGCGAAACATGATGCGACGTCCTGCCACAGGTCCCGCAGCGGAAGCATATTTGACGCTGCTCATCGCGATCGACGGAACCGAAGCACCAGCCGAGCCGGCAGAGCGTCAGTCTACGCAGCCACATGGGCATCAATTCCACCCCAACTTCTTCATCATCGGCGCGAATACGCTGTCGAACTGCTCGTCGTCGGCCTTGTCGAGATCGACCGTCGGCAACGCGGAGCCGCCGACGGGCCGGATCGGCGCGGGGACGGCGGAAACCGGGGTTTTCTTGGGCGCCTTGGCCGCTGTAGCTGCGGCTTCATCGGCGGCTTTCTGCGCCTTCACCTTGTCCGCGATGCGCGTCATCTCGGCGGTCGCTTTGGCCGCTCGGCCGGTTTTCAGATAGCCGAGAATCTCGCTCGCCTTGTCCGGGTCGCTGCCGAGTTCGTAGAGCACGTCATGAGCGGCGCCGGTCGCCAGCGCGGCCTCCTGGAAGTCCATGCGGCTCATGGCTCCCATGGCCTGAAGCGGCTGCAAGGCTGCGTCGAAATCCTCTTTGTATGCGTCCTTGCCGGCGAAGTAGGCTTGGTCCGCGCTCGCGTTGAACGCGTCCATGCGCGCGATTTCGGCGGCGCGGGCCTCGACTTGCGTGCGGGGGACGAAGTCGGCTCCTGGCGTGTCCTTGGCCGCCGGCGTGGCATCGCCGCTCGCGCCGCGCTTGCGTAGCTCGGCTAGTTCGGCTTCGGCGACTTCGGCGCGGGCACGGGCTTCGGCCGCGAGGCGCTCGGCGTCACGCTGCTTGGCGGTCTGCTCGGCGAGGCGGTCCTTCATCCACGCAGGGAGAGGGGCTACAGGCTTCTTGGCGGGGCGTGCGGGCTCGGCGACGGGAGGGGTTTCGCCGGGCTCTGGCTCGGCCGGGGCTTCAGCCTCGGCTACGGCTGGCTTCTCGGCGGTAGGCTCTTCGGCTGGCGCATCCTTGCTAGCCGCGAATATCTCCGCGGCTTTCGCGGCCTCGGCGGCTTGTGCGGCCTGCGCTGCGTCGGCGTCCGCGCTTCCGCCTTCCGCGCCGCCGTCCTTGGCCGCCCATTCCGCGAGCGAGCGGTTGTCTGCGTCATCATCCATGCGTGTTTCTCACCGTGTAATCGGTCGGTAGGCGGACGCGCAGCGGCTGGCCGATTTTGGCTTCCCCGTTAGCGATAAGCTTGGCCCAAAGTCCATTCTCTGTGGCCATCTGGTTTTGCGACTCAACCATCTGAGCGGCAGCCCGTTGGAAAATGGCGCGATCGCTCTCGCTCATTGGCGGCTCCAATGCGCGGATTTTGGCTCGGATCGCATCGGCCTTATCGTCGAGGCTAACCCGCTCTTCCTCGATCGCCTCGACCTGTTTCCAGTAGAGCGCGATTTGTTCGGCGTTCGTCATTTCTTGCCCTTCAGCACCTTGTCCGCCGCGCGATCGACCTTGGCTTTCAGCGCGGGCGAGGCGTATTCCGACGCGCGGGCCTTGGCGTTGCGGGCATGAGAGGCATCGTTAATTGGATAAGCCCGCTTCGATGGCTCAGCAAACTCACTCTTCGGCAGAGATTTTCGCTCTTTCGTGGTCAGCGTTGCCATCACGCGCTCCCCTGCGCCGGCGCCGCTTCCAACGCCTCGCTCAAGTCCAGTTGGTTAGGATCGTCCGCCATCTCGAGGAACGCCTCGTAAATCGCGTCTTTCATCGTCAGCCCGACATCGGCCCGCGTCAGCATCGCGCCGAGGATTTCCCGCGCCATCGGAATGAACGTCGGCCAGTTCAGCCTGACATAGCGGCGACTGTCCTTGCCCCAATGCGCCCGGAAACGTTGCGATCGATGGCGCGTCGGATCGTCGGTCGAAAACCGCGCATCCTCTAGCTGCTCGTCGTGGAAGGCGCCGGCGAGGTCTTCCGCGGTCCGCCGCATGAGCAGCGGGATGTCTTCCGGAAATATGAGGTTTTTCGAGGCCGTCGAGAGGTCGAACTCGCGGCGGCGGCGGGATTCACCCATGGGAAGGGTCCGGAGGGGTCAATCTCTGCCAAAGTGTCGGCTTCATCCATGCAGCATGAGTATCGGTTCCGCAGACCGCCCAATCGAAGCCCGGATAGTCACCTCCCGGCGCATATTGGATCATGAGACATTCAGGATCAGGATAGACTTGGCCGTTGATTTCGCCGGCCCATAGCCCGAAACCTATGATAGGTTCGTCCCTCGGCGCTGTTTCGATCGGCTGCCAGTCGTTGGCGATCCTTAGCCCGTGTTTGGCCAGCCACTTCAGCAAATCGTCGACAATCTGCGCATCGGTCGCGCCAGCGTTGTGGACTGCCGCGAAGCCGCCCGAGGAGGCCCATGCGATCAGGATTTCGCGGGGACTATTCATCCCCCACGCTCTCCAATTCCTTCTCGTTCGCGTTCCTGACGCCGTCGAGATCGTCCTGCGGCATCAGCCCGCGGGCCGCCTTGGCCGCGTCGATCGCGATCCGGGCCGTGTCGTGCGTCTCGCGCCGCGCTTGGGCCTCGACCTGGATGCGCTTCGTCTCGGCTTCGTAGGCCTTCGTGCCGGCCGTATACGCGTCGATATCGCGCATCTCGGCTTTGCCCTTCAGCGCGATGGCGTTCTCGGCGTTGAGCTTTGTCAGCTCCGACACGACGGACATCAAATGCGTGTTTTGCCTCGTCAATTCCTGAATTTGCGCCTGTAATTGCGGCGACGGCATCAACCCGAGCGCTTGCGGCGGGACCATGCGCTTGAGCCGCGCCGCGAGTTCGTCCGCGCCGGGGAAATCCATGTTTTTCACCGCGATATCGGCGATAACGAGGGTGAGGTCTTTGTTCGCCGCCATCAATTGCGTGAACGCGTTCTCGGCTTCCTGGCGCCGCGTTGCATAGTCCGGCCCCATGTCGGCCTCGACGTCGTAGGTTCCGACGTTCGGGTTGAAAATCGCCCGGATCGCGCCGTCTTCCTCGGATTTCTTGACCGCGAAAGCCTGTTTAGCGTTCGGATCAACGTGAATTTCCTGCTCGCTGTCGTCTTCGGCAAGGATTTTCACGATGCGCTCGGTGTCGTAGACCTTCGGAATCAGATCGACGAGCATCTTGCCGATCGCCCGTATCATCGCCGCCTTGCCGTCAGCGAAATGATAGGTCGCGTTGTCGCCTTGCGCCTGCCGCTCGCTGATCGCCTTGCCCGACTTGGCGTTCTCGTTCTCGCCTAGTTGGGCCTGATACTGACCGCTAACCATCATGAGATCGGTCTCGGCCAACTGCCGACCTTTGATCAAGGCTTCGGGCACTACTGGCGGCTGAATGCGCTCGGGCTTCATAAAATCGCGCCCTTGGTCGTCCTTCGACTTGACCGGCAGGTAGGCGTGTTTGCGGTTATTCGCGGTCTTCCATACCGTCTCGTGACCTTCGATCGACTCGGGGTCCAATATCCACGGCTGCAACGGCTGCGTTGCGATCGATTCCGTCGTCGCCGACGCCCAATAGTTCAGTTGCCTTTGCGCATCCTTCATCGGCCTCACATGGCCCTTGCGGTCGAGTTGCTTTTCGACGATCGTCTCTTCGCCGACGCAGCGGGCAATCGGGACATAGGCGCCGGGCCAATCGCGGCGGTCGATGATTTTCGAGCCGGCGATCGTGAACCACTTGATCACGGGAACTTCGATTTCCCGCGTTTTCTTGTCCATCGAGGCGTTGAGCGCTTCCCAGACTTCGGGGGGCAGCTTGCTCTTTCGCCCGCGGACTTCCTCGCCGGTGGCGGGGTTGATGGCCTGAATGAGAATGTCCTTACGCATCTCCTTCCGGAAATACTCGCACACCCGGACGTGGTTTTCGCTCAGCCATCCGGTTTCCAGCCCCTCGCCGAGCGAAGACGACGAGGAAACGTCGAGGTCGTTCGGATGCTTGAGCCGGTATTCTTCCTTTGGCTGGTCGTCGAAGACGAAGCCGAAATTGGCGTCGAGGCCGTCTTCCTCGTTGATGTCCGGATCGAGATAGACCGTAGTCGGGTCTTTCACGCGGCGGATGAATATGTCCTGGTCGAACGTGTCCGGCCCGACGTAATCGGTGAGAACGCGGCAATAGCCGATTCCGGTGCGCACCATGAACCGGAACGCGGTCTTGTATGCCCCCTGCGCGCCGCTGATGTATTCGATATGCCTGACGACGCCCTCATAGACCTGCGCGGCCTCGTAGGTCGCGCCATTGCCGGTCGGGCGGATGTTGACCGATGCCTTGTTCTTGAGCGCCTCGTTCTCGATCTGCAGGCAATGCACGCGCGTCTTGTTGAGGGTCAGCGTCACTTTGTCGTTGTCGGTCTGGCGTGAGGACCATGCGTAGGTCGGCCATTGCCAGCCGTTGTCGGGATCGGCGTTGACGAACATCAAATCATTGAGCGAGCGTTCGCGGGTTGTCGATTCCCAATCGACGCAGCGCTTGAAACGCTGCTTGGCCTCGGCGACGATCTTGAGATCGCCCGTGAGGTATGAGGTTTCGTCGTCCGTGCCGACGTCGTCGCCTGCCACTTAGGGTGCCCTGCGCATAGCAGCCATCACGCCAAGAAAAATAAAATTCCATACGGAGTTTGGGCCTCTGCTTCGGGGTTCAGGTTCATTACCCAACCTAGCGAAGAAACCAACGTAATTTTCATTTGCGGTTATTAGTCCTCTCCCGTACGAGCATAACGGCAAACTTTATCGACGTTGATGTCGCCCACTTGGATCAAAGGGGAATCCCACTTCCTTTGATCGATAGACCAAGTCGTGCCGTCTTGGCTCAACATCAAGCGCGTACCGTGCCCCTCACAAATTAGCAGGTCGCGTTCCTGATCCAGCATGATCGCCGCATGAGCCGATGACCAGGACGACGCGATCATTATTACAAGCACCACCAAGAGCTTCATACAGCATCCTCCTTGAATTCCCTTTTCTCATCCCGCATATGGGGGCATGAGCAAATCGCTACGTAAGCCAAAGCTAACGGACGCCGAACGCCACGAACGGTTCGTGGCTATGGCGAAGGAAGTCGGCGCTACAGAAGAGGCTCCGGGTTTTGATGACGCAATCAAGAAGGTCGCGTCGACTAAGACTTCGGCGCCACGCCAGCCCCTCCCTATCTTGCCGAGTACAAAGGCTGCCAATCGAGGTCGTCTCGATAGAGGCCTCGGCTTTCATGCGTGGCGTAGAGCCATCCCGAGCCTGTCGATCCTCGCCAAGCAATGACCGGTTGTCCTGGAAAAGCCGGCGTCAAGAAAAGCGGTTGCCCATTCTGCCCCATGTGCTCGGGGGTAGAATCGAACTGCGGTCCGGGCCGCGCTCCGCCGACGTTCACAAACCAGCCTGCGATTTCGACTTCGGGGAGCTTCGAATCCGCCTCGTAGTTCATCCGAGCGATGTTTTTCAGGATGTCCGACATCTGGTCCATTTGGCTTCTCATCACGGCGCCTCGTCCGTCCCGAGCTTCGGCTTCCGCATCACCCCGCGCAGCTCGTCGTAGAGCGCGACATCGCAACCGTGCTGTTCGCAGAAGGCGACGACGCTGGCCGGCGGCGTCTGGGCGTATGGCGCGGCGTGGGCCGGCAGCAGCGCGCCCTTGAACCGGCGGTAGACCATCGCGTCGGAGCCGGCGCTGTAGGTTGCAGCCCAGGTGTAGTCAGTCATCGAGTGACCCTATCGCGACCTTGATTTCCGGCCATCCGATTGCCTGCATCCCTATCGCGTAGTTACGAAAACCAGCGCCTCGCGCGAAGGCAAGCTGGTCTTCAAGTACGCCGCGCACGATGCCGGCGCACAAATCCTGAGCGCGTAGCTTATCCGTAAAAACGCCGTCAATAACGTTGCCGCGCATCACAACATAGACCTCGCGAGGTTCTGAACCGCTCACCCCAGCCACCCCAAACTATTCGGAAACCGGCTATCCATCATCACATCTACCGTCGGCCTCGGAGACGCCGCTGCGGTCCGGTAGGCCACATTTCGTATCGACCAGGCTTCCATGATTGCGTCGGCTTCGTCCGGCGACGACCCGAGCCGCGTGCGAATGTCTTCCTTGCTCTCGACGAGAATCTTGCCGGACCGTGGCTTCCATCGCGCGGCGGTCAATTGGGCGATGATGCGATCACCTGGGGGCAACGCAACCGGCTCTTTGGCCTTGGCCGGATCGAGCGCCTTGCGGAACTCCCAATGGAGCGCCGCGCGCTGATTGAAGTAGCCGAGTTGCGTTTCGCTGTCGCCGCCCTTTGACGCAGCCGAGAACACAACCGCGATGACGCGTATTTTGTGGTGCGTGAGAAGATGATCCCTCGCCGAGCCGCCCCATCCGCCTGTCGTGTCGATCGCGATCGCGGCTCCGTCGCGGCGCTCCTTCAAAATCCAGTCGGCAAGCGAAGGCCCGTCAGGCGTCTCGACGCCCGGCTTCGATTTCACGCGCCCAAAGACATTGCCTTCGTGCAGCGGGGCGATCGTCGAATTGTCCGGGCCGCCCTGCGCGGCGTCGACGCCCAACGCGAGCATGCGCTTGGCCGTGGGGTCGACCCAGCGCGCTTGCGCCTGGCGGACCCATTCGGACGGGATGACCTGCCATTCGTCGTCCTGACGCCCGCTGAGAAAGTCGCCTTTCAATAGCTGCGAGCGCAACGGCTCGGGCATGCTGTTCAACTGCGCGCGGTAATTCGTGTCGCGGAGATACGGGTTGTCGTCGAGGCGGGCTGGAATGAACGTGCGGGATAGCGGCTTGCCTACCTCGTCGAGAGCCGGCTTATGCGCGATCTCCTCGGGCGTCGCCAAGCGCCATGTCTTGTCCGGATGGACAAAGATCGGCTCCGGACCGTTCGTCCACAGCGTTCTTAGTTGGCTCGCGTCCCCGATCGTGATGCCGTAGCGGATTTCGCCGGGGCGAGCCGGATTCGGATAGAGCGGGTCCAGCCAAGGCGCGAACCACTCGAGGAGATAGACGCCTTCGCCGCCAATCGGGGGGTTCGAGGCCAGAACCGCACGGCAGCGATGCCCTTGCGCTGACCGAAGCCATCCGAGGACGAAGTTGACGCGATACGGATTTAGCTGGGCGGCCTCGTCGACGAAAATCAGATCGTGGTCGCGGCCTTGCCAACCGCTTTCGCTGCCAGGCGTGTCGAGATGGCCGCACTCGATCATGCGGCCGTCCGTCGTCGTCAGCTTCTTGAGGTTGGCGTTCTTGGTCGATGGATTCGGGCACAGCCTAAGCAGCCGTTCCCAAAATCCTTCAAGATGATTTGCTTGGCTGCGGAAGACGACGGTGCGCGCGTGTTCGGTGAGGGCAAGGCCGCAACCGAGGTCTGTCTTCCCACCTCCCGCCGCGCCGCCGTACAGCAGCAAATCGGCCGGCGAGAGGAACGCGTCGAGTTGCGGCCCAGGCGTCGGCAACCAGGGCCGCGAGAGTTCGGCCTCGACGATCTTGGCGAGGTCGGCCTTTTTCTCGGGCGCGAGGCCGGAGAGGAGATCGTCTAAGCGTTCGGAGGCGGTTTTCAGAGAAAGCGCCACACCAAGACGATAACGACCACAGGCAACGCAATAAACAGCGGCGTGAGGTCGATAGCGCACGCCGTTATGAGGCGTCCGTCTTTGGTCCTAAACCGAACGAAACTATCGATCATCGATCACTGCGACCGGAACCATGCCAACGCCGTCCCCGCGTTCGCCGTGGTCCCCGCGAAAACCCAGCAATAGCGCGTATTCGCCACAAGCGCGGTAACCGCCGTTCCAGCGATCGTCACGCCAGTTCCGGTCGGCGCGAGAGTCACAGCCGTCTGGGTCTGGGTGTCGAATATGCAGAATTGCTGTCCGTCGGCGATCGGAAGGGCCGGGAAGTTGATGGTGCCTGTCGCCAGTGTGCCGGCCGGGGTCAGGTCGAGCAGCCCGAGCCCAGCCGGGGCTGAAATCGTAAATGCCGTCACCGGCGTCTGCACCGAATACGAGATCGACCGATATTGCTGGGTCGAAATCAACTCGGTCTGCGGCTGGGCGCCCTGAGTCAGTTCGGTGTCGGCGGGGGATAGCTCATTGCCGGTGAGGCCCTGGGTCATCGGAACAGTTGGAAGGGTCGACCATAGGCCGCCGGTGGTCGCGGCGAGCGCGAGGGAAGCGGCGAGAAGCGCGGCAATGCCGGCCGCGGCGAAGGCGTGTAGGCGTTTCATGGGGAACCTCGGTTGCGGTGGGCTATCAGCGCGCGGAATTGCGCGGGGACTATTCGGACGAGCCCTTCGCCAGCAACAGCGCCAGCGCGGCCTTGAGGCGGTCGTCGGTGGGCATCTCGACCTTTATAGGCGCGCCGCCTTCCTTGCCGGTGTGTTCGATTGCGGCGAGTTTCGGATGCACGTAGGGCGCGGCGTCGCGTGCGCATTGACGGCGCTCAGAACGTTTCAGTTTTGGATTGCGCATGTCGGCAAGGAGAAACTCGAGCGGCGTGATTCCGCTGGCCTTGACCGCAGCTTCACGCGCTATGCTGGCGTGGTTCTTGACGCCCTTGGCACGGCCGCCTCGGCGCTCGCCCGGTTTTGCTCCGGCAGGCACATCGGTCTTCCTTCGTTACTACTTTTGTGAATTGTGGGGAGGCTCGGCGCGCGTACGAGCCGACGTTACCGTTCGGCTCGATCCGACCCGCTTGCGCCAGATCGGACCTCGGTAAACCGCGCGCCGAATTCCAATGCGCGGCGCGTCCCCGCCGGTGGCTAAGGGTGTCCCAGGGCGTCTTGCGCCCAAGGCGTTAGACAGATTTTCAAACCGAGCCTCTTCTGGCCCAAGACGGCCTCATAGACTGCTTTTTTTTGGAAATCAAGATGCCGTGATCCTCGCTTCTCGCCAGCCGAACCCAGTCCAAGGGAACCGTCATACGGGTTTGTCGTCCGAAGCTCTGCACTTCCACGATTACCAGCGCGGCACTGAGAACTTCCACAATTTTTCCGAAGTTTAGCGCGAAAGGCCCATCGACGAGTTCAATCCAAGCGCCGACGCGGACCCATTTCGCGACAAACCCCTTCCCGTCGTCCGTCTTGCCGGTCAAATCGAATTCACCATTCCTCTCCCGTAGGCGCATATCTTCGATTACAGCCTCGCTGACGGCCATCGGACCTTCCGGGCCACTGAGTAGCATGATAGCCCCTCGTATGGCTTCCTGGGCCTCCTTATGGCCCTGGAAGAGGTAGAACCGCGGTTCGAATGCCGACAGCGACACGAACACGTAACCTGGCATCAGCGGCCGCACTTCAGCTTCCGTGACCCGCTTGCGCCCGAACTTGCGAACCACGGGCGGCGTGCGGCTCATCGGCGCGTAGGTTTCGATGCCGAGTTCCTTGGCTCGCTGGCAGACGCGGGCTTGCGATTGCGGGATCACCGACAGCGTGTACCACAGGCGCGCCGCAGTGCGGTCGACGGAGACGCGGGGACGGGCGGCCTCGAGGGCGAGCATCAGCTTTCTAACTCCCAATCGAATTTCATCAGGTGCGCGGCGTTGAATGTGATTTCACAGCAGTACATGTTTATACCATTTCCGTAGACTTACTCTCGCGGGGGTTACTACACACCACTAACCAGTGAGTTACGTCTATTGGTAGCCTCTTACCTACTGAGCCGGTGCAACTACCCTTGAAGGTTAGTTCTAGCTTCTAGCTTCTTTGCTTTAACGTCGGAATGTAATCCGACATTAACGTCGGCATTGCTGTCGGATCGTGCTCCGACACTAACCTTGGCTTAGTGTCGCGAGCCCGTTTGTGGTTGCAGGCTGCGCATGCGGCAACGAGGTTCGCTTCGTCATTTGTACCGCCGTCGCAAACAGCAATGACGTGGTCGACGTGGAATACGTTTGCCGGCATATCTCCCTGTCCGCTCCATCGGAACATCAGCGCGGCTCCACACCAGTGACATGAGCCACGCTCTCGATCGAAAATCCGCCTTGTCTTCTCCGGCGCGTCCGACCGGCGGAAAGGGCGGACGCGCTTATCCTTAGGGACTGTGCCGCGGCGAATGTCTGGATTGCCGCCATCAGCGCCCCTTGTGCGATTGAGTTCAGCCTTCTCTTCGTCTCGCCTCATTCGTCGGCTGAATATCGTTCCGTCTTCATCCCGGCTGAAAACTCCAGATTCGTCTAACTCGCGGAAAAGTCGCTCTGTCTCTTTGCGGTCTGCGGCCGCGCAGTTTGCAAGGGATCGCATGTCAACCTGCCTACCGTTGATCAGTAGCGAACCTCTCGGCGTGGCCTCACTCATGATCGCCAGCATTTCCATCCACAATCCGCGGGCCGCAAGAGAACAGCTATGAAGGGCGCGGTCGCCGCACCAGTCCGACATTGAGAATTTCATCCACGGCTGCGTCATCCCGCATTGACCTTCTCCAACTCCTTCACGGCCCCGATGGCGTCGATAACCACCAAACGAGCCTGGGCGGCATAAACCTTCGCCATCGCGTCGCTGCCGCGCCAACCAGCCTCCTGGAGGCTCCTGCCGAGGCTTTCGAGCAGTTCGCCATATTCGGTGAGCGCGTTGCGATAGCCCCATTGCAGCGCCTCGCGGACGGCGGCGGGGTTGGGGCGCGTGGCAATGGCTGTGTCGGTCATGCCGACCTCTTCCAGCTATGCACGCCGGCCATTGCGAACGCCTTGACAGCGCCGTCTTTGCCGTCCTGCGCCCAGCAAATCCATTGCTCCTCGGGATGCCATTCGGTCGAAATGAAATCGAAGCGCATGGGGACAATTCTCCGCATCGAGCGCTCGCCACGCCAATTGGTGTAGTCGATTTCGACCGCTCGCTGTTCATCACTCCGCAGCATTGGCATACCCCTCGATCTGATTGTCGCGGCTACGGGCCCACGCGATATTTTCGCTTCTTACCCAGGACATCAGCGCGTTGGACGGCGCAATCGCCTCGCGCAGCAAATTTCGCGTCCGTTTGTGCCCAAAAATTTTCTCGAACTTGAATCCGACCCACCCGTCTTTCTTCGTCCCCTGCATCCCGAGCAACTGCGAATAAATCGCCTGCTCGCCTTCCCGCGCCAGCCGCGCCAGCGCCGGTTCGCGCTTCATCCGGGGCCCGCTGGCTCCGAGTTCGCGCAACTCGCCGTCCTGCACCTGAACCTTGTTCGGACGCCGCGAGACCCAGCCGCAGCCCTCGCACGTCAGCGATTTGTACGGGATCAGGCGCGTGCACTTCGGGCATTCGAACGGCTTCGGCGTCTCGCGCTCCGCCTCGCGCTTCTCTTTCCGTTCGGCGTCGCCATTCGACGTGCGCAGCGTGTCGTGATGAATATCCGTCACCATTCCGAGACGAAGATGGTTGTCGCTATGGTCCAAAATCGTGCATAACTCTTTCCCAGCCGCCGGCCTCAATCCACGTCCGATGCACTGCACAAACAGGATTTCGCTCTTCGTCGGTCGCGCCATGATGATGCAGCGGCAATCGACGTCGACGCCCGTTGTCATTGTGCCGATCGAGCAAATCACTTTGACCTCGCCGGCCTGGAATTGGCCGATGATGCGCGCCCGCTCCTCGCGATCCGTGTTGGCGTCGACATAAGCCGACGTCACGCCCACAGACGCGAACTGCTCGTGAAGCGCCTGCGCGTGGCCTCTATCCACCGCAAAGCACAGCGTCGGCTGGTCGTCACCCTTGTCGAGCCAGGTCGTGACCACGTCCGCGACGATCTTCGCGCCGGACATTTTCTCGCTAAGCTGGCCTTCGTGATAGTCGCCGGCGATGATCTTGACGCCAGATAGATCAGGATGTGTGGGAGCAAATACCCGGAATTTCGAAAGGTCTCCAAGTTCAATCAGTTCAGCAATCGATGTGGGTATAATCAAATCATCCCAAAAGTCTCCCATTCCCCTCGACCAAGGCGTTGCGCTCAAAGCTACAAAGATTTTATCCGGGCATTCAGTCATCCAACGATCGATAGCTTCGAACCTCAAATGCGCTTCGTCGACGATAACGAACGAAACATCAGGAAACCCTCGCCTCGCGATCGTCTGGATGCTGCAAATCTGAATTGGCGCGTGTGGTCTTCGCCATGGATGGTCAGATTGAGTTACCCCCATGTCGCCGGGATTGATCCCGTTCTGTGAGAATCGTTCGAACGTCTGATCTATGAGTGAAACCATCGGCACGCACACGGCCACTCTGTTGCGCTTCGCTAGCGCGCTTGTGATGATGTGCGCGGCTAAAACAGTTTTTCCGAACCCCGTGGGGGCCTGGATGACGGGGCGCTTGTGTCCTGATCGGAGCGACGCGCGGAGAAGTCCCATCGCGTGCTCTTGAAGCGGCCTGAGAGGGAACAGCGGCATTACGTCGCCCCCTCCGCATCCGCACTCGCCGGCATCGGCCGCTCAGGAACCGGCATCCAATGCGTCACAATCGTCGCATCCGGTCCACGGTCGTCGGGGTCGAAGCACTCTTCGCCTTCGTCATCGTAAAACGTGCGTCCCTCGATGTACCGGCCTTTTTCGAGCCAATATTTGCCATTGCCGCTAGAGTGCGCGTTCGCGATACGGCGTGGCTTACCACGGTCCATCCTACCAAACGGCTTGCCTGGAACGACCCATAGGTCGATCGGCTTGTACGGCTCGCGCGCGGCGGTTGCGATCGGTTGCCACGAGACGCTTGCCGGCATCGGCCGCGGATCGGCCGGCGCTTGCTTGATCGAGACGAAGCTCATGTCGATTTTTGCTCCCTACTTGTAGGTCGTAAAAATCGACTTGGGGCTCTTGACGCCACCCCAGGAGCCCGCCAAGCCAGCCCCTTCTCCGCGAGCCACCCCGCATGCGCGGCAACGCGCCGAGCCTTCCACGCCCGGTAATAGTCGCCCGTGCAACCACGGCAGAGCGTCTTCAACCCGTCGCTGAAATGCGACGACTGGCCGAAACATTCGAGCGGCTTTGCCTGTTTGCAGGTGGCGCATGTCTTGCTGGGGAGATGTTTCACGCGCGCACCTTTGCCTTTGGAGGCGCGTCGAGCGAGAACGTCACGCCCGGTTTCCACTCGCGAAGGCTTCCCTTGCCAGGAGGGTCGAGAGGCTCTCCCAACGCCAGCATCATCCGCTTGGTTTCCGCCGCCGTGAGTTCATGATGGCCGGGCTTTTCTGAAACATGGCCATCAGCGCGAACCCAGAATTTGAAACGAGGAAATTCAGACGCAGGCCATTTTGGCCGCCGAGATTTGGCTTCCGCTTGCTGATCGAGAGATAGATAATCGAAGTTGACGAATCCCATCATGCCACCCCCGCCTCGACCGGCTCGCAAGCCGGCGTCCGCCCCGACGCAACCTCGACTAGCAGGCCGCTCGGCTCGTAGAACTCGGTCCAGGGGATCGCGCCCAGGCCGCCGTCGTGGCGGGTCACGCGGACGAGGCCGCAGCGCGTGCATACTCTAGTTGTTCTAAGGTTGCTTGGGCGCGAGGGATCGCCCCATCGGTGACGAGGGCGCTCGCTCACACAGTGGGCAGAGCATGTGCAGGGCCACTTACCCGGCTCTTGGCATCCCCAGTGCTTGCACATCGCTTTCATGCGGCCTCCCGTCGCGTTTCAACCCATGCGCTCACGAATTGCGCTGCAACTTGCGGGACGATCGCGTTGCCATAGGCGCGCAGGCGTCCCATTCGGTTGGGAACCCCATCAGCCAGCAAACGAACTCCGGGTTTAACGCGCCTCCCGCTTGTGTCGCCAGGCCGTGCGCAGATGTCGTATTCATCCCAGAATTGTTTGGCCCTTTCCAATCGTTCGCTTGGGGCGTCGCCCATCCTTTCACGATCGCATCGACGCTCTTGGCAGACTGATGTTTCGGATTGCTGCTGACACCCCGAGCCCCATGCGGGCCGTCCATCGTGTCCGGCGTCGGCCAGCCTCGTAGAACCATTCTGACTATGAACTGCGTGTCCACCTGCCGTTTCTTGCCGTCCTCCGTCAGCCCCGTTAACGACATTCCGCCCTTCGGCGAACGCCCTCCGTTGGGAACTGTGGGCGTCGGCCAGCCAATAAATTCGTGCCCGCTGGTGTGGCGCGCCGACGCCCGCAGCGCACAGATCGGAAGCCCCGCAGGCATATCCCACGTCTTCCAAGTCAGCACGTACTCCGGCGAGCCATTCACGTCCGTCCTTGCTCGCAACCTGCTCTCCAAAGACGATTGAAGGTCTGCGCTCTGCGATGAGGCCGAAAAAAGCGGGCCAGACGTGACGTTCGTCGACATGGCCTTTTCGCTGTCCAGCGACCGAAAGCGGCTGACAAGGACATGATCCGGTCCAGGCGTGAGCTTCGTCGGGCCAACCAGAGAGACGGAGCGCGTAGGGCCATCCGCCAATCCCGGCGAAGAAGTGACATTGGGAATATCCCACAAGGTCGGCTGCTCGCACATCTAGGATGCTCCGTTCGTCCACGTCGCCATCAGCTATCAGTCCCTTCGCAATGAGGTTGCGAAGCCACTGCGCGGCGAACGGATCAATCTCGTTGTAGTAGGCCAGGCGCTGGATCGCGGCGATGCGGGGGAGGGCGGTCACGATGCCACCAGCGAAGCTTGCGGGCGATCGGTGACTCGAAATTTCAGGCCCTCAAAATCTTCTCTTATCGGAATCCATCTAAAGCCAGGGTTTGCGGCAAGTCTCGCCAGGACGCAGATATCGTAAACGGCGCCGCTATGGCTCACCGACGCAATTTGCGTCATCACAGATCGAGGCCAGAAATAACCGCCGCGCCCGCAATTGAAGCGGGGGGACAAGCGTCCAGCCTTGGCTATCCGACGAAGCGTCGACGCCAATACGTCGCCAGTGGATTCCTCAAATACGGACACGACTACGTCGCAACCGCTTTCGGATTCGACGCGTTGATAATGTTCGAAATGGCGAAGGTCGATGCCATGTTCCAACTGATCCGTCATGCGTGTGAAGTCGGCGTGGTCTTTTGTCTTGACCTCAACCCAGTGCCGTTTTCCGCCGCGGACAACGTCTAAATCGGGGATCACGAGCGCCAGCTTCGGCCCCTGCATCTTCGGAGATTTGTTGCCGTCAGAACCGCCGTAGTCGTAGGACGGAATCACGAAATATCCGCAGCTACGCATGATGAGCGCAACGATCCGCTCGCCAATCCTGCCGCGCTTGAATTCCTCGCGATCATGCAGCGAACTCATTCCGGCCTCACAATCAAACCGATCTGCGAGAACGATTCTCGAAACTTTCGCGAATCCGCGCCGAAATAGAAGAATACTTGGCCCTGCGTCGGAGAGCATTCCTCGCCAGACGGGGCCACGAATCTAACCCGCCCGCGAAGCAAACAAATAGCCGAAGCCGAAACGGCGGCAGTGTGAAACCATCCTGTGTCGGTATAATTGTGGGTCACCATTACGGCTTCTGTGACGCGTCCGGATTGGTACTCGGATTGAAGCTTTTCAACGAAAGGCTCCATCGTCGCACGAGCGTAGGGGGGGTTTAGCCAGACTCTTCCGAACCATTCTCGCGCCAGGCCGTCATCCGCGACGGTGAAAAACTTGCTAGCCTTGATCCATTCTTGCGCGATTTCGTTTGAAGCCGGGTCGAGATCGATAGCGCCAAGAACTTCGCGCGCTCTCTCGACGTATTCGGCGGGCGTATACCACTCGTTTTCGCCAGTGAAGATCGCCTTGGAATAGCTCGGCGAACTCGTCGTCATATCCGTTACGCGCGCCTTCGCGTGCTCCACACGGGTCTCGAACTTGTCCTCGGAGAGAGCGGCGAGGCGTTGCCATTTGACCGATTGCGTGTCTGTCACGCCCATCTCGGCCAGCGTCATTGGCTTGGCGACCTCAGCGCCTACCGCTTGCGGTCGAGAGGGGGTAGGATTCTGATAGGGCTGGCCGCCCTTCGCCTTCGGAATCTTGGCCAGCAATTCTCCCGCCCTTCGCTCCGCGCGCAATCTGATTTCGGTGGCATGCCGAATCAAAGAGCTGTCTTTTGCCTGCCGA